CCGCTTATAGAGAGATGGGGCTGGCGCTGGAAGCGGGCTTGTTTGTCGAGCGGGTGGTATTTCCCTCCGAAAGTAAGGAGGATCCCGACAGCATAGGTCAGCGGGAGGGCGCTGTGGCGCTGATAGAGGCGGCAAGGTGCGATGCGGTGCTGCACTATTTGCAAGGGGCCTATGAGGAAGCCCTTGGCCGTGCTGATACCAAGGGGAAAAAGGTGATCCTTATGCCTGAGGATAAGAAGCGCCTTAGTGACCTTGCCATGGAGCTTATCGGAAAAATCCCCGATGTGGTGACCCGTGATGCCTATATGGAGCAGGTAAAAGCACGCTTTGGGATTAAGGTAGCCATAGAGAAGCCAAAGGAGGAAAAGACATACCTTGAGACACCTCGTTTTAACTTTTCTGGCTTTTCGGGAGATGTAGACCCTTTGGAGGATTACCAGTTTCCGAAAGAGGTGGAGGATCCGAGTGTGTATAAAAATGAGATATTGGAGTATGGGGTGTTTCAGCATGCCAATCGTATCTATTGTAGTACGGATAAGGGGAATGCCTTTTATGATATTTCCAACTTCTCCATAGAAATCATACAGCACATGCAGGACGAACAGTTTCCGATGAAGCTGATCCGTATCTGTAATGTACATGGGGTGGAAAAGATATTTGACGTATTGTCGGAAAAGATAAACACCCTTAACACGTTCAAGAATGTGGTGACCTCGTATGGTAACTTCTCCTTTTCGGGCTCGGCAGCGCAGCATGAGCGCTTGTTGCGGTACCTCTTTGACCGTATGGGTACTGGGCGCAAGATAGACGTATTAGGCTGGCAGTCGGAGGGCTTTTGGGTATGGAATAACAAAATCGTTATCCCAGGATTGCGGGAAGAGGCGATCAACTCGGAGGGACTGTTTAAGTATCAGCAAGACAGCTATTACATTCCTTCGGCTAACAAGAATTTTGAAAAGAACATGTACAAGTATGGGGCGCAGAAGAAGTTCAGGAGCATTCCCACGGAGGTGAGTTTGCCGCAATACCTCAAGCAGTTGTATAAGGTGCATAGGGGGCATGCCATTACGGGGATCCTCTTTGGTATTGGTTCGCTGTTTCAGGACATAGTGGTGAGTTGTACGGGATTCTTTCCTATCCTCTTTTACTTTGGCCCTGCCTCAACGGGTAAGGATAATATTTGCGAGGCGATACAATCCTTTGTCGGGCAACCACAGACGGCGATACAGTTGGAGGGGTCAGCCTCGACGATTAAGGCACAGATACGAGAGTTTGCCCAGTTCAGCAATGGGATCTCGCAGCTTTCGGAGTACAAGCGTGGCAATCCGCAAGTGGATGGGATCATCAAGGGTTTGTGGGACAGACGCGGGTACAAGCGTGGGAGTATAGAGAGCAAGGTTGCGGTAGATGAAGTACCGATTATCTCCTCCACGCTGCTTACTGGGAATGACAGCCCCGATGCAGAGGCGCTTATTACCCGCCTTATCTGGGAGGAAATGAAGACACAAGAGTTTAGCGAGGAAGCGAAGGCTGCGTACAACAAGCTCAAGGATATGTGCAGGCGGGGGGTGTCGGGGATCTCGGACTGGCTGCTGCATAAGCGGGCTGTATTCCAAGAGCATTTTTTAGAAGTGTATCGAGAAAAAAAGCGGCTGCTAAGTGAGCGGGAGGCGATCAAGGGTGTGCCTGTGCGAATGATAGATAACCTTGCGGTATTGTACGCCGTGTATGGGATCTTTGAACGGGAGGGGATTTTTCCCTTTTGGCAGGAGGATATGGAGCGGCATTTTGATGCGCTGATAGAGAACCAAAGGCGTAAGATAGAGAGCGACTCGGTATATCAGCGGTTTTGGGATTGCTTTATGGTGTGCATGCGCCTCACGCAAGGGGAGCGCCTGCAAGTGGATACGAACCTACGGGCAGAGGGTGGACGTATATACTTTAACTTCAGTACGGCTTATAGCATTGTACAGCGCCAATGGTTTGTCCAGTACCGAGAGCAGGCGCCTGGCAAGAGTGAGATGCGCCGACAGCTTAGAGAGGATAGCAGCTATATGGGTGAGGAGAAGAGTATCCGTATCAACACCAATATCAATAGCCCTACCAGTGCCATGGTGATAGACATTGGCAAGTTACGTATTCGTGAGGAGCTATTGGCAGAGATAGAGGTGCAGACGATGCGTTTGTTCCCGACACAGATGTCGGGAGCAAAAGAGAGTGAAGAGACTATATTTTAAAAACTAAAGCGATGATAAAGTATCATGTATTCGACAGTATGCGAGATCTATTGCCTATATGGGCATATCTGAAGAAAAGCTACACCTATGTAGTGGGCTTGTACCGCGAAGGTTCTCTTATAGGCTGTCATGTGGATTCTCCAAGGAATCCTGTAGGATTAGAACAATTGGTAAAAAGTGTCTTTGATATATTTCCTCCACGATTGGAGGATATACAGGACTATGTAGAGAAACATGCTACCCGTATAGAATACAGCTACGAGGATTCGGTAACAGGGTATGATGAGGAAGAACGCCCCATTAAGAATGTAAGGATAAAGGGTAAGAGTGAAGAGCTACCACTAACAGATGAAGAGTAACCAGTGATAAATAAAAAAGATATGGAAATAAAACTATTACTACCAAAGTATTTGCTGAAATACATGCGCAAGATGTATGGAGAACCGTATCAGCTCAAGGGTGATAATGATGTAGGCTTGTATCTCTTGCATATCTTGGAGCGCAAGAGTATGGCCTCAGAGTACAAGTATCACCCCCGTAGTGGAGAGCTACATGCTTATAGAATCGCGGTGAATGCTTCTCAGTATGAGAAGAAGGGGTGTATTCTCTCTCAGGAGAAAATAGGCTTAGTGCTCAAGTATATAGACCAACACTTCCGGAGAGAACTGTACACACAAGCAGTGGTGAATTATCATCAGTTTCAGATACCTTACAAAGATACGATCCTAAAGCGATTGGAGATGTACAACATAGAGGAAAGCGACCTGATGTATGAGACCCTCCGCAAAGACTTTAACAGAAAAAAGGGGAGTATAGAGGAGAGACTAATTAAGAGTAACTAATGACGAGTGACAAGTGAAAAAAAAATTAAAAATATGAGAAATAAAATACTTGCAATTATTCAACTAATAGCTATTAGCATATTGTGGATTATGTTTGTTTTTGGAGTCTGCTTTTTTATAGGCTGGACTACTGATATAGCCACATTAGGTTGGGGCGGAAGAATGCTTATCGTATGTCTGATTTTATCAGGAATTACATATACAGTGTCAGAATTTAAAGAAAGAAATAAGAAATGAAAATCATTGACCTATTCAGCGGGATTGGTGGCTTTTCGCTCGGATTTCAGCGGGCAGGCTACCAATTCACAGAGCACTATTTTAGTGAAATAGACAAACACGCTATTGCTAACTATAAACACAATTTTCCCCATGCAAAAAACCTCGGAGACATTACCACTCTTCACGGAGGAGACTTTACAGACATTGACATTATCACTTTCGGATCGCCTTGCCAAGATTTCAGCCTTGCTGGAAGAAGAGCGGGGCTTAAAGGAGCCAAAAGTAGCCTTATCGCGCACGCAATTGCCCTCATTGCTCAGCTCAGACCAAGTGTATTTGTCTGGGAAAATGTTAAGGGAGCATTCTCCTCAAACGCTCGTGCAGACTTTTGGGCGATTATCCAAGCGTTTGCCAACATTGGGGGTTATAGACTTGAATGGCAATTGCTTAATACGAGCTGGGTTTTACCCCAAAATAGAGAGCGGATATACCTTGTCGGACATCTTGGAGGAAGAAGTATCCCAGGAGTATTTCCTTTCGGAGAAAATGATAAATTACTTGACAGAAAGACAAGGGAAAAAGGTTGGAGAGGTGGAAATTTCAAATCTTCACTTGCACGAACAATAACAGCCCGCTACTCCAAGATGGGGAGTTATGATACTTATATAGTCCCAAAGGTTGCCGCCACACTCACAGGTGGCGGACATTCAGGAGGTTTGCACTCAGACATGACTGTGGTACAGCTAAATCCGTCTAAAGAATCCAATGGCAGGCAGCCATTTCAACAAAACAGAGTATTTGATGAAAGGGGAATAAGTCCTGCCCTAACAAGGCACAATAGTAAATATGCCATTAGTAGAATGCGCCGCCTCACGGAGATCGAATGCGAACGACTGCAAGGGTTCCCAGATAATTGGACACAATATGGCGATTATAACGGGAGAATAAGGCGTATCTCAAAAACACAACGATACAAGCTAATCGGCAACGCCGTAACCGTGGATATAATAGAATTAATAGCCAAAAGATTAAAATTTATAGTAGATGAATTTACACCTTACACTCAAGAAAAACTGGTTTGACCTTATTCTCTCAGGAGAGAAGAAGGAGGAATACCGAGAGATCAAGCCTTACTGGGAAAAGCGGCTTATCGGAAAGAAATATGATAGGATCATCTTTCGCAATGGCTATGGGAGCTATGCGCCATGGTTTGTTATTGAACTGAAAAGGATCACCCAAGGCACAGGAAAGAGTGAATGGGGTGCAGAAGAAGGCAAAAGATACTTTGTACTTAGTTTAGGAGAAATAATTTTTAACAAATAAAAAGAGGATGAAAATATACATATCAGGAAAGATAACAGACACGGATATTGAGCAGACACGGGAGAAGTTCCACGAGGCATGTCAGTACTTGATTGCGATGGGGCAAACTCCTGTTTCTCCTCTTGAGAATGGGCTGCCCATTGATAGCCCTTGGGAACAGCACATGCTCAGAGATATAGAACTCCTCATGGGGTGTGGGGGTATATTCCTCCTCCCTGACTGGAAGGAAAGCCGAGGGGCTCGTATCGAGCATGCTATCGCTAAGGAATTAGGATTACTGATTCTATCCATGTCATAACTAAACAATAATAGGAAGGAGGTAAAATCATGAATAACAATCCACATCCACTAAGTAGGCAATTGGGGGAAGAGCTTTCTCAATGGCTCGTTGAGGTAGCTGAAAAGATCTCCACAGAGAAGAATTTTCAAAAAAGGCTATCAAGATTCCCAAAAGAGATAAAAAAAGCTAAGCTCTTAGATTCAGATGATCAGGAGTTTTTAGAAGATATTTTTGATTACATGCTGGATCTATCCTTTATTGTGAAAGAGAATAAAGAGGAGTTAGCTGATATCTATGAGGCTTACAATGGATTGTAAGCGGTTACCTGCTTAAAGCGTCCTTTTCTGAATGGGAAAGGGCGCTTATCTTTGCCTATAATCTAAAAAAAATGAGTTACGAATTGTGTAATATAGGGGAGGATTTCACACGCGAGATCCGCCATGTGCTGCTCTTTGACGCGGCGAGTTTTACCTTTAACCAGAATCTGAGGGCGCTCACCCCCGATCCGAATGCTGCCCTTGTAAAACTGCGGGTGGCTCACCCCAGCGGCTACAGCCGTAAGATAAGCCTTAAGGAACAAAATCATAATGACTACTTCGATATGAAGGTTACCTTTCCTGTGTATGAGCTGAGCAAGGAGGTGCGGCTGAAGCTAATCTCCATGCACAAAAAGCGCAAGTATGTGGTGGCATTGGTATCGGCTCAGGAGATGCTCGTGGTGGGTAACCATAGGGAACCCTTTAGCCTTACCATAGATGACAATATCGTGGATAACGGTACGGGGAAGGATCTATTTACCATTAGTCTAACGGGGCAAACGATCATCTTCCCTACTCTGGGGAAAATAACCGAGAAATTCCGAGTATTATTGTTCTTGCCACCAACCAATTAAGAAATGAGGGAATTAATCATTGTTGGCATTAATCATTATAAAAGCTGTCCTTTGGGGTGTGTAAGGGGTATATTACCTTTGCCGTAAATAAATACTAACCACAAATCTCTAACAACTAAAAAAATGATCCTATCAATAGAAAAAGAATACCTCTTCTCCATCATTCCTGCGCTTGTAAAGGGTTTTAAGGACAATACTTTTGCGGCTTCTGAGAAGCTGGAGGAGGATTACGAGGCTAAGCTGGAGGTACAGGCACGTAGTGGGAGTGCCAGCGGGCGGGATACTTTCCCTGTGGTAGTGGATATATACGGGGCGATCGTCAAGCATACGTCCTATGACTATATAGGTACTCAGAGCTATGGGCGCTACCTTCGGCAGTTGGATGCGCACCCAAGTGTATCGGCTATCATATTAGATATAAACAGCGGCGGGGGTATGGTCTCAGGAACAGCGGAGCTTGCCCACATCATCAGGGGGATAGAAAAGCCTATCGTAGCCTATACCAATGGGTATATGTGTAGTGCGGCCTATTGGATTGCAACGGCCTGCGATAAAGTAGTCAGTAGCCCCTTTGCCGATGCGATAGGAAGCATTGGCACTATGCTACATACGCAAGACTACTCGCAGATGTTCGAGAAGTGGGGCGCCAAGATCTATGAAGTGTATGCCCCTGAGAGCAGCGAAAAAAACAAGCTATGGCGGGACTTGGTGGCAGGTGATGATACCTTGGCCAAAGAACGGCTTAGTGAGCTGGCTAAGGGCTTTATCAGTGCCGTGCAGGCCTGCCGAGCAGCCATCAAGGACGACGGGCGCGTGTTCAAGGGGGCTGTATATACCCCTAAGGGTGCGCTGGAGGTCGGCCTTGTAGATGAAATAATGAGTTTGGAAACCTTAATAAACGAGATATGAAATACGTATTGTTATCGGCGCTCTTGGGGAGTGCCTTAGAGGAAAAAAAGCCGCTCTTTGGGGGTGAGGCCTATGTAAGCCTTACCGCTTCGCAGCTGGCCAAGGTGGAGTCAGCCCTTGCAGAGAAGAAAGAGACAGCGACTGCGGAGCAAGTGGCTGCCCTTGAGCAGGAGATTGCCACGCTGAAGGCTGAAAAAGAAAAAGTCGCCACA